GGCGGGAAATCGGGCAACGATTTGGAGAAGCCACGAAGCGGTTTAGTTGGGCATTGGGTGACTGGCTTGTCTATGGCGGCACCAACTTCAAAAAACGCATTTCATCAGAGATGTTTGAAGAAGCCGAAAAGACGACTGGAGTTGATAGGGCATCATTGTTGGCCTTGGCTACTGTCTGCCGAAGAATTCCGATGGAAAAGCGGATTGCTCACCTTAGCTTTGAGCATCATCAAGCAGTTGCATCAATTGCAAATGAAGAATCTAGGTTTGGCTGGCTTCAGTTTCTTGCCGGGAAAGATTCACAACCGTCAAAAAAGATTCTTAAGCTTTCAATTTCATGCTCACCCAAAGAGCCAAGGCTAATCACTAAAGAAGAATATGAGGGTCGCAAGCGCAAGTTTGGTTCTGACAATTACATTGTTCACCTTACCCGGTTGCTTTCCGTTTTAAGAAAGACACTGCCAGCGATGGACGAAGACGAACGTGCTGCACTACGGGCTGACACCAAAGACTTGAAGCGATTGCTTGAGCTTCTTTAACGCCTAGCCGGGCGGCAACTTATTTCACCGACTAGTGCGCCGGGTTGTGTTCCAACTCTTGAAACTCTGAAGTTTCTTGAGCGGAATAACACGGGCTTTCCAAGGCTTGGAATTTGAGTCAGGTCAGAAAGTAAAACTTTTACTTCAATGTCACCTTCGTCAGCAAAGCCGCCTTCCATAAGCTCCCGGGCAAACTGCGACTCTGAAACAATTGCCGTCACAGTCTCGCCGTCAATCGTAATGCTTACACCGTAGTCAGCACGGTGCTGCACAAAAGCATCTTTAATGCTATTTGCTATCGCCGTCTGCATCTATCTTTTTGGCTGCTTTCTTGGCTGCTTTTTTTGCAGCTTTCTTTTTTGGCTCGGCTTTTGGTTTTGGCTCGGCCTTTGGTGCAATTCTTGCTCTGCCACTTACAAGTAATTGAGAAGCTACGCTGTTGTCTACGTTCTTAAGGATTGCTCCGGGTTCGACAGGTTCACCTTTTACAAAACAAGATTCGATGATTTCCAGATTCTTCATGTTCTTTCCTAAAAGTCAAAAAAGGACGGTGAGGATTAACCCCACCGCCCTTGTGATTGTTATTGCGCTTTGGCTAATTATGCACCCAGTGCGTCGAGCATTGCGGCAAACGACTTAGGACGGCGAACACCACCGTCATAGTAGGTGTTAGCAACCAAGGTGTGCAAGCCGGTCTTGGCGTTAGCACTGTCGCGGAGAAGCTCAAGGTTCAGTCCGCCCCAGTAGCCAATTACATAGTCAGCGAAGTTACCAAAGAAGATTGCAGATGCAACTGATGAACTTCCTTTGGTCAATGTGCGGCTAACTGCGTTAGTGAACTCAGCGCGGTATCCGTTAATGGTGTTTGGGCTTCCATCAGAGATGATGAAGTTGCCTTCAACTCCAGAAGCTTGCTTGCTGGTCTGCTTGAGTTTCGCACGAATTTGGCCGTTTGTAACATAAGCAAGTCCACCTTGCAGAGCATTCTGAGCGTCAACCTTCTCTTCAAGAGAAACGATGTCAGCATAGTCAGGAGCGGCTCCGTGCGTTCCACCAATTACGTCACCAATTCCAGAAGCATCAGCAACGCCGTTCGCTTCGTTGGTTCCACCGCCGTGGAAAAATGCTTTTTCCTGAGTCTCAAGCATTTGAGCAGTCAAGTGTCCGCGAAGCATTGCTTCAATTGCGGAAGAGGACTGTGCCAAAAGCTGGTCACTGATGTCGATAAATGCAGGAAGTCGCTTAGGAGTAAGGCTCAACTGTGCAGTAGTTGGGCTGACTTCGTCGGCTGCTGCGTTCTCGGCCTTTTTAGCGGCTGCTGTTCCGGCTGCAAGAATCGGAATGTCAAGGTTGCCGCTAAGTCCGGTGAGAACAGTAGCACCAAGCTGATTCATTACTGAAGAAGCGAAGAAGTCATCAAGAAGCCCAGCTTTATCAGTTGCAACAGTGTGGCCGCCTTGGTTGGCAGTTCCAGCAGTCATGTCACGCTTGTTAACGTAGAACGAAGGAAGCATAATACCGCGAGATTGACCAATGCCAGCGTTCTTAGCTTCGCGAATTCCTTCTTCAACAACTTCACGCTCTGCACCTTCCAGTTTAGCACCGGAGTAGTGAGCGCGAAGGGCGGCACCAAGGTCAAAACGGCCTAAATCACGCTTTTCAGACTTGGAAAGGTCGGCTGGGACAAACTCAGCTTTCTTTTCGCAAACCTTATCAAAAGCGGCCTGACGGAAATCGTCAGCAGATACACCTTCAGCAACAGCTTTGCTTACATCAAGGCTGATGCCGCGCTCTTTAGCTTGCTCGGCTACTGCTTGAATGCTTGCGATGCGGCTACGCTCGGCAGAGACAGCACTGTGACGCTCGGCGTTGATGTCAACACGGGGAGCTTCGTTAATTACCTCCACGGAGCGTTGCTCGGGAGCCGATGTGATGTCGTTATTTTCGGACATATTTTCAGTTTTTAAATTTTGGGTTTCCGTTTGTTCGTTTTTCATCGCCCTGCCGACACCAACGGAGTCATCTGCGGGGATGCTTACCAAGCTAAGTTCAAACGGCTCCCAATCAGTCGCGCGGATAGACTCCCGTCCTCCGTCTAACTTCTCAGAATCCATATCGTAAATGCGATAGCCAACCGAAACCAATCGGCGAATGCCATCTTTTACGTCTTGGAAAATCTCTTCGGCTCTTGCCGACTTTGAAAACTTAACGACCGCGCGACCCTTTTTGTCGTCATCAATCCATGCTCTCTCTACAACACCAATCTGGTCGTTGCGGTTGTGTTCCATCAGGAAAGCACCGCCGTTGTTTAGACGGTCAAGGCGAACGCTTTTAGAGCGGTGGTCTAGCACTTCGGTGCCATAACCGCGCTCTACTTCAGCTTCAGAAGAAAACGCAATTTCAATTGTGCGGTCGTCTTCGTTAATAGCCCGTTGATTTAATTCAAAGGAGCGGTGTGATAGTTCTTCAACCTTCTTCTGGCTCATCGACAATCTCAGAATTGTCAATTTGGTCAGGGTCTAATTTTAAGCCATAGCTTGCAGCAAGTTCTTCATCTTCTTTAACCTTCGCAAGAACGTCATAGATGTCATCCCCGGCATCAGCAATAATGTCACGAAGTGGCCTGATGCGGTTACGCATTGCAAGGACAGCGGCTTCCATGTCTTTCTTGGGGTCAACCCAAGCCCATCGGCGTCCCCGAAATTCTGGGGCGTTGAATTTAAAGAACTTATCGAATGGCAAACCAAGGCGACCAGAAAGAAGCTCGACTTCAAGCCATGCTTCAAAAACTGGCTCAAGAACGTGGTCAATCATCATGCGTTGGACTGCCTTCCAAACTTCGCGCTCTTCAATCAACCCGGCGCGGATGCTTGAATAGTTTACTCCCTCCAAATCATTTGAAAGAGCATTGTAAGAAATGCCAAGAGAAGTAGCAACTCCGCGCAGGCATGATTTAACGAAATCTCCATAGCCTGAATTTGGGTGGTTGGTATCCCAGCTTTTGAAGTCAACTCCTGCAGGTAGCTCTTCAATTGTGCCGGGCGACGAATCAACAGGAAGATTTCCGTCATCATCAATTTCACCCGTCCACCCGTCTGGTGTTGCTTTGGTGAAAAAGCCCATTTTAGCGGCCCCGGTTCTAGCTGCAACAAGTTCGGCTTCTGCATAGCCGTCTAACATCTTGAGCCTGTTCATTGAGCTTACAAGCCAAGGGATGCCCCGGCTTTGCTCTGGTCGCTCTGTTTTAAACGGGTGAATGATTTCTTCGGCTGGCACCCGGATTCTTCGCTTAAAATCAGCGTTGAATTGAGAATCTCCGGGATGGTTGCCAAGCAAGTGGTAAGCAACTGGTCGGCGGTATGAATCAAACTCAACACCAAACCGGATTTCGTTACCGTTGTCAGCCCGGGCGTTGTAGCTATCGTCTAAAAGGTCGGCTTCAAGAATCTGTAAGCATAAGCCAGTGCTTTTCTTAATCATTCGAATCAGCACCTCACCATCACGTGCAATGCATCGAAGGATTAAGCGTTGCACGTCAATCCATGAGTGGCGTCCTGTAACTTCACAGTTGCCAACTTTGCTCCATTGCTTCCAAGCCCGCTCAATTATATTGTTGGCGATTTCGTCAAGCTGTCCATTAGCTTCTTTTGCCCTTACCTGTAAAGATACACCTTTTTCTCCAAGTGTGTTGTTCTCAAGGCTACGCAAGAAACCTTTTACCCATTCATTATTTCGCTCCAAGTCACGCGAACGGTCACGAAGAATTGGAAGCTGCCCTTTGAGCTCACCATCTTGCGACAGGCAGGCAGTAATCCAGTCGAGCGTCAAACGGCTTGACTGGGTGGCGTTGAATCTGCGAACGGCTGTTTTTGGCGGCGAGAATTTGCGCTTTAGGTATTGAATCATCTGAATTGAATTTTCAAAGTTTTGCGGTGACGGTTAACTGATGCCTTTAATGTTTCCGCTTCTTGTCTCCAACGGTCACGGCTTTTTTCCAAATCAGCGATGCTTGCAAGTGTCAAACTTTGGTCTCCAAAGCTGGTTGCGCTAGCCGTTTTTTCATAAAGTGTTCCAAGAGTCGTTTCAATCTTCGTAATCATCGCCAACGCTGCAGTCAGCTTTTCCTCGTCAGTTTTGTCGGCCATTGAATTTGACTAAATGTCAAACTCTACCAATCATTCACCCACCCGCCTTTTTTTCCACGGGCATTCTTTTTTGGTTTGGCGGCTTTTTTCTTAGGCGGGTCTTGAATGGTTTTCTTTAGTTTGTT